GCCAACCGCTGGCCGTCATTACATAAAAGTAGTTATTGTCGTAGGCAATATCGCCGGGCGTGCCGGTGCTACTTGTACTAGTTGGCGCGCTAGACCAACTAACGCCACCGCTACCGCTACCGCTACTTGGGGTTATCCACTGTAAAAATCCCGTACCGTCGCTGGATAAAACTTGGCCGCTTGTGCCTACGCCGTCGGGAAGTGTTAAAGAATAGGTAGCGTTAGAACTATGCGGCGGCCCTTTTATCGTTACGCCGTGGCTATTGTTTTCGCAATTAAGAGTGAGCGAACCACTACCAACCGTGCCGCCTTGCACAATTACTACGCCGGTTGCCGGGTCTAGGTTTAAATCGCTTGTAGTAGTTGCCGTACCGTTTGTTATTTCTTGAAACGTTGGTACGTCGTGCGCATGGTCTGCGCTAGCTACGTTAGCCGGCGCCCATTCATTAGAGGCCGTGTACGTTAAAACTTGGCCGGTACTTGGCGTAGTGCTGTTTACGTTTGCTAGGTCGCTTAGGTTACTTGTGCTAACGTCTACGGCGGTTGCGCTAATAGTGCTTGTGCCGTCGGCCGTAGCTATAGTTATGCCCGTGCCTGCCGCTAGTGTTACGTTACCACTACCGGCCGGCCCTACGCCGTTATTTACAACTAGGTCTACAGTAGTTGCGCTACCTATGGTTACGTCGGCTTGCGTATCGGTAACGCTACCTACGCTTAGGCTACCGCTACCCGTGGCCGTTACTGTTATGCTTATAGACATTTAATTAAATTACGGGCTATGTATTTTAAAATTTCCACTAACAAACGTTCGCGTAACTACGCCGGGTGCGTCTGCGCGTATGTACCACCTGTATAACTCGGCTTCGCTTAGTGCGGCCGTTTGCGTTTCCGTTAAACTTATATTTACTTGGCCGTTAGCCGCCGACGTTACACTAACCGTAAAGGTTGCGGCCGTTTCGCCTTGGGTATTTATGCCGCCGGGGTAGTTGCTGCTAACGGCTTTTGTGGTTTTAAAAACAATAGCAGACCAATTATTATAATTAGTTAGCGCTATATCAAAATCTAAAGACATTCCGAACTCGTCGCCTTTAACTACGTTGCAATCTAGCGCGGCCGGTAATATGTCAAAACTTGGCGTAGTCATTTAAGCGGGTTCCCCAAAATGAAGGTTAAAGTCTATTTCGTAATAGGGGTTAAACACTAGGTAAGTTACTAGGCTCTTATCGAATCGCGCCGCGTTGTTTAGCGTGCCGTCTGCGTTTAGTGGTAGTGTAGTGGGGCTTGCAACGTTTAACCCGCCGGGGCTTTTTATTACCGTGCGGTAGTATTCCGCGCCACCCGTACCCGTTCTTTTGTATCTAAACCCAACGTTAGGCGTTTTAATTTTCCAACCTTCGGCACGGTATGAAAAATCAAACGATACCGCCCAGAAATCTACAGGAATACCGCCAACTAGTTCGGTATGCTGCGTAGCGTTGCCACCGCTGCAAAGCCAAGTACCAGAAGCGCCGCCGGCCCACGTTAGGCTATTTGTTTTGTTTACTACGCTTTGTACCGTGCTTAGTGGAAAGTCTGCGCGGTACGCGTTTACGCTTAGTTTCGGGTCTATGCTGCGGACTTTTAAACCGCTTATAGGTTCCATAGCGGCGTTTACTACCGGTTCGTCTTCGCCGGCCGCGTTTTCGAATTTCGTAAACGGCTTTTCCATGCTACCTACCGTTAGGCTCCAACGGTCGCAACGGTTTAGCGGGTTGGGGTCTAACTCACAAGTAGGCGCCGGTTCATAACGTACGGCGTAAGTTATCGCGTTTGGGTCGTCACCGGCGCCCGTGGTTTGGTCGATACTTTGCGCTTTTAGATTAAATTGTTCTGGGTGCGGGTCGCCAATTACCGGTAACGTTTCTTGGTCTACCAAAACATCTGGCGTATTTATAAAATTACGCTGCGCGTTTGGTGATTCTCCAAACCTTGTACTAAACGTTCGCGGGTGTACTTCTACTATTGCCATTTTTTTACGCTATTGAAGTTATTACCATTTCGTTTCCGCTTTTTATCGCGTCCCGAATTTGTTGTAGTAGCGGGGTTTGTTTTTGTAGTTCTAATTGTTCTGCGCTTTGCGTTTTGCCGCCTTGGGAACCGCCGGGCGTGGTATTGTTACCGCCGGTGTTCGTAATGTCTTTAAATCTATCTCTAAAACCAGTTAGAAAACTTGTAACGCCCTTGCCTAGCCTTTCGTCTCTTGCCTTTTGCGACGCTGCGGCGCGGGCTAACTGGCGTTGCTCTCTTGCGGCGCGTACTTGGTACGCCTTTTGTTCTAACCCTTGTTTATGCGCAACAAACTTTACATAGTTTGCGCGTTCGGCGTTCATTCGTTCGCCTAACTGCGCGCGGGCGTAGTCTGTTAGCCCCATACTTTCGTATTGCGACATGATTTTATTAGCGACGTTTTGCCATGCCTCTAACGCGGCGTCGGCTTGTAGCTTTTGCCCTATGCCTCTTAATATCGGGTCTTGGCCCGGATTGCCACCGGCCGCCGCGCGTTTTTGCATACTGATAGCAAACGCGGCTAGCTTTTGGCTTGCGGTTTCTGTTTTATGCGAAAACGCTTTTATTGAATCCGACGCGTAGGTAATTGTTCTACCGGCTAGGCGTGCCTTTTCTGCTAAGTGAGTGCCTAGGGTATCGCCGGCGGCCTTCGCCTTTTCCTTAGTTGCTTTTACTGCGTTGCCAAACGTATTTAGTTTGGCTTCTGCGGCTAGTGTTGCTTTACTCTTTTTAGCTATAACGGCTTCGTAGGCTTCTGCGCCACTTGCTAAACCGCTAATAGCTTTCGATTGTCTTTCTATAGGCGGTAAAGCCTCTAGCGTTTTACCAATAAATTTGGCAAAGCCTAAATCACTTTTATCTAAACTACGCGCGAACCGGTCGGCCGAATCTATAGCGCGCCTTGTAGCTTCGTGCGAGTCGAAGTCGTTACGGTTTATAAAGTCGTTTAGCGAACTAGCAATAGGAAGTAATATAGAAGACGCCGCTTTAACAAAGGTTTTTAAGCCAACGTAAAAACTGTCTGCCCACTTTGCTAAAAGCATTACACCGCGTTTAAAACCTTCTACTAAAAACTTCGCTATAGCAACGCCGCCTATATCGCCATCAAATTTAAAGTTTTTAACAAACTGTAATAAAGCCGTATTCGCTTTTTCTATCATCGGCGCAAACGTCGCTAGTACTTGTTGGCCTAACTTTTGCGCTGTTAGATATGTACGCGCCATAGCGTCGTTCATAGCTTCCACGCCGTCAACTTGCGCAGTGCTTAAAATGCTTCCTAAATCATCCATTTCGGCGCCAGTTGCTTTTATCTTTTCTTCTAGGCCGTCGAACATAGGGAAAAGTTTTATTCCTGCGTCGCTAAAAATCTGAAACGCTGCGGCGCTTTTCTGCCCTTCCGTTGGTAGCTTGCTTATAGCTTTGGTAATAGCCATAAATTGCTGTTCCGGTTTTAGGGTTAGTAACTTTTGTATATTAAACCCCATAGACTGCAACGGCTTTAAAGCGCTGCCGAAGCCTTGGCCGGCTTCTGCTAATCTTTTATTCATACGGGCAAAACCGCCGGCTAGCGCGTCGGTACTTATCCCTTGTTCTTCTGAAATCCTGCCAAGTACTTGTAATGACTGAACACTAAAACCGGTGCTATCTGCCATTTTCCCTAGGCTATCAATTAGGCCGCGGTTGGCTTCAAAAAATCCGTGTGCGCTACTTGCAGCGCTTTTAAAAACGCCAACTAAGCTACCTAAACCTTTTGCCGCTAGCTTACCTACCTCAATAGCCGCTAACAGACGCATACCGCTAGCCGTTGCTTTGCTACTTTTTTCTATCTGCGCTAACTTTTGGTCTACAGACGACATAGACTTTTGGAATTGGCCTATGCTGGCCGTCATTTTCATGTTCAAACCAATAGCATTAGCCATAACGTTTTAACCTTTCTGCAATCCTTTTAACTTGGCTAATTCTGCCCGCATTTCTTCGGGCGTTTGCGGCAATCTGTTACGCGGTATAAAGTCTTCTGGTTTTGGTTGCTGGTTTGGTTTGCAGTGCGGCGCCAAAATTGCGCTAGCTAGTACGCCGGTTTGTTCCCAAGGTTTCGGTAAAGGTTCGTGGTACGCGTCGTATGCCATCCATTCCGACAACTCGGCGCTATCCATTCTTACGGCGAGTTCTGCTATCGTCATTTTTAAATAACCGGCAAGGCGAAACAAAAACAAACGGCCCGGCCGGTTTTTTAGTTTTTTGCTAGTTCCTCTACGTCGTCATTCGTTAAGGCGTTTACCTTTTGCGCTAATTCGAATAGTTCTTCACAAGGTTTAGACGATAACCCGGCAAGTTCTTTAAATTCTTCGGGTTTGCATAACGGCGCGCCGTCTTTATCGCATAGCACGCGTACAAGAAATTTAGACCGCGGGTTATCCATTAAACCGCCTTTATTACGACTATTAAATATTTCGGTTTCGTATGCGTCGCGCTGCCCTACTGTTAAAGTTTTTACATAAACAGTTAGCGACCATTCTTTTACATAGTGTTCTGTTAGCTTCGGTTTGTCTGCGGCCTTTATTTTTTGTAATAGGCTTTGTTCAGGCATCTTATAAACCCCTTTTACGGTTGCGTTACTAAATTTATTTGCGTTGTGTAAGAAACTACGCCGCCCATTGGCGTAGTACTGTCTACGCTTGTAACATATCCGTAAAGGCTATATAGCTGCTGGTCTACGCCACCCGATACGCTAAACGTACCGCGTACGCCTACAGTGCTGCCGGGGTTGTCGTAAGATTGAACGCTAACCGTACCGGCGTTAGGGTTATAGCTATTGTTAAACCCGATACCCTGCCCCGCTTGGCTAACGCTAATACTGTACGCTTCCGAAACGCTGCCCGAAGGTAGCGAAACGGTAAGGCCGTGCGGACGAATCGCCATTAGCTAGCCGCCTGTATTTCGCGGTAAGTAACGTCGGCCGTAATAAGTTCGCCAGTACTACCGCTTACGCTTGCGCTCGTACAAACACAATTTGTAAACGACTGCGTTACCGCGCCCGTTAGACTAAGTGCGCCAGTATCACCGCTTTCGGGGTAACTGTCGCCTATGTAGCTTACGCTTACTTCGCGCGTGCCACTAAACGGCGCGGCATAGCTTAACATCGCGTCGCCGTCTGATTGCCCAAGGTGTGAACAGTCTAGTACGTCGTCGCCGCTGTTAGTTACTGTAACGCTTGTAACCAAACCGCCGCTAATACCCGGCGCGGTAATACTTGTAGTATGCGAACTAGTAGCCAAAGTAAAACCCCTTTTTTTTAAGTGCTAGAAATTTGTTTAAAAGTTGCGTCGTAGCGTGCTACGTCATTTACGGCGGCCGTGGCTGTACTTGAAGTGCAAACGCCGTAAAAAGTGGTATCCCCTAGCGTAATGTTTCCCGCCGCACCAATGGCGCACGCCGCGCCGCTACCGTAATAACTTATAGACGCTTCAAACTGAGAACCAAGAGGCGTAGAAACTAACGTACGCGCGCCGCCGTCTTGCGTAAGCGGTGTAACGTCGATAGTATCATGGCCGCCGCTTGAAATTGAAAAGCTAAAACAGTCGCTACTCGTAATATTGCCGGGTAGCGTTATAGTCATATTTGCGGCTGTATCTGGCGCGGGCATAGTTTTAAAGTTCCTTCCACTGTATGTCTAGGTCTAGTTGCACATGCCATGCGGGCGGTAGGTCGCCGCCTTCTAAGGCTACAACGTCTTCGGCTTCTGCTTCTATTGTAACATTCGATACCGTAACGCCTTGGGTAGTTGTTCGGTAGTGGTCTAGTAACTCGCGCGCGGCGTCTGCTATTTCTCGCGTTTCTGAATAACTAGCGCTAAATATGTTTAGTTCTAAACGTGTTATAGGAACGCCCACCGCGTTACCTAACGACGCTAAACGCGTAACGCTTGTTCGTTGGTAAGTAACAAACGGTAACGCTACCGATTGCGGCACGATCATAGGGTAAACGTTAAAGCCTAAAAGCCTAGCGGTTGCCGGGTTACTACTAATTGCGCGCGCTATTATTTGTTCGGGGTATCGCATTTACTTAATATTTTTTCATCATATCGGGGTAGCGCTTCGTGCCTTTTTCTACGCTTTTATCTATTGCCGAATAAACTTCTACCCGGCAACGTTTTTGTATTGCGGCGGTTGCCTCTTTAAAAGGATCGGGCGAAACGCCGGGCGCTTTACCGGTGTACCTAAACCCGTTAAACCTGCCACCCGAACCGTAGATAGCTGGCGCTTGGTATCGTTTTACGCCCATGTGCGTACGAAAACCGACAATAGCGTAACTATTACCGCTTGCGTACTTATCGCTTTTAGTACCTATACTTTTTCTTAGCTTTTTACTTCGCGTTGGTATTCGTGGCCGCAAGTCTTTAGCCGCTATAGTTGCGCAACGCCTTAACGCGTTGCGTATTTCGTTAGCTACAAACTTTTTAGGTAGGTGGCCTATAGCGTCGCCTAGTGCCTGCCATGCCGGGCCGCTTACTTCTAGTTTTATGCTCACGCGTCGGCCCTTTCGTCGCATAGCAATTCTGTAACTGTAAAGTTTTCGTACTGCACAATACTAACTATTTGTAGCGTTCTATTTCGCCATCTAAGGCGGTAGCTATCGTTCAGCCCTTCTATACTGCGTATTCTTACTTTGTGCGTTAGCGTTAAACCTTGTTGGTTAGTGGCTAATACTTGCTTACTACTAAGCGTACTTACGCTAGCGTAACGCGTTGCGAACGTTTCCCAAGTTTGCGTAACTTCGCCTAAACTGTTTTGGGTTTCTTGTGGCTTTTGTATTTCTATGCGTTCGCGCAGTTGGCCGGGATTCATTACGCCCCCACAATTAGAAGGCGAAAGGCGCCGCTACCGCTTACGCTAATTGTTGCCGTTGTATGGCCGGGCGTTGCTGTTACTGCGCATTTGCCGGCGGCCGCTTTTGTTTTTACGTCGCCTGCGTCTAGTGTTAAGGCGTTGCTACCTGTAAGTATCAATAACGAAACCGAACTAAACGTAACGGCGTTGCCGCCTGCGTCACTATATCCGGGGCTAGTCGGGTCTATGTCTATACCTTCGGCCGTTGCCGTACCTTCTACAACTGCAACCTTTGCGCCCGTTGCCGTTGTATGGCTTTCTACGTCTATTACTTTTATTGTTGCGTCTGTTTTATCGTGTATAAGTGCGTCTACGTTTACGCGGCCCGTAATACTCATAAATAACCACCCCACCGGCTAGAGTCTAAAAGAGTTTTTAAAGCAAACTCTAACGGTTTACTATTTGCATTAGCGCCTACACCTACCGCGCTACGGTTTTCGTAAAGGTGCGTAACAAGTAATAAAACCGCGTGGCGTATGCGTTGCGGTACGTCGCTACCCGCTGCGCCATAACCTGCCCACCATGTTACCGATATGCTGTTATAGTCGGCCCGGTGACTAGGCCACGAACCGGCGTAAATCGGCCGAAGTTCGCCCGGTTTCGTGTCGCGGTCTATGCGGTATTGGTTGCTATTTAACGTTTGCACCGTGTTAGCCTCAGTGGTGTACGTTATCGCAACGTCTGTATAACCTGCGGCCGTTGCCATTTGTGGCCGTGGTAGTTGTATTACTGGCGCGAATATGTCTAATTTCATACGCCACTGTGTAAGCAATAGCGTAACGTCTAAATATTCTTCTACGTATTCGCGGCCCGCCTTTACGTAGTCGCCTATTAGCGTATCGTCTGCGCTATGCTCTACGCGCATATGGCTTTTAGCTTCGGCCACGCTAACCGGTTCTACGGTTGGTTCGGTAACTCTAATTAAACTTCTATAACGCATTTAGTTTTTTTTGGGCCGCCCCCTTCGGCGTTTGGGTTTTGGCTTTGGTTCTTCTGCGTCGTCTTGTGCTGTGGCTTGCGGCTTTGCTGTAGGCTTTGGCGGTGCTTTTGGTTTGCTATCCACTGGCGCAGCAATTCCAAGGCTACAAAGGTATTTAGCGCGCCCGGTGGCAATATCCGTAATACTTCCACGTTTAAACCACCGCCAAGGCTTTAAAAATTCTACTTCCATACTTAACCCCTTTTGCTAGTTAGTAATGCGGGCGCCCCTAATACTAGAGGCGCCCGCAAGTTTTCTAACTGGCGCGAAGTTAAGACGCGGCGCCGAGTTTCAAAGCGACCATAGGGCCGGCGGCCGAAGCGCTGCCCAAGTCGTGGAATTTAAGCGCTGCCCTCAGTGTGGAATAGAAGGCGACCTGATCAAACTCGATAAACCGTTCGCTAGAAGAAGTGATAGCAAACTCTTTACGTACTCCAAAACAACCGGCCCGGCTAGCGTCGCCAAACAATACGGCAACGTCGCCGGCGTCTGCGGCGCTTCCCGGCATGGCTGTAGTAAGCGTTACGGGATAACCTAAGAAGTTGGCCCCGGCGCCTACTTGCAAGCTAGTTACGCCTTGTGCAAGGTCTAGCCGTTGCATAGCCGAATGGTAAACATACGGCGAACAATAGAAACGGGCGTTACCGTGCGCGTACTTAGGCAACAAAGCCAAAAGCGCAGTAAAATCGTCGGTAGTAATTTCAGTTACTAGATTGTTTCCGGTATCGGTAGTATGAACACTACCGGCCGAACCGCTGGCAAGAATGCCGGCCGTAGAATCTAGTACGCCAACGATACCGCCATAGCTGCTAGAACCGTCGCCATTTACTGCGGCGTCTGTAAGCGCTGCGGTATATGTCGTAGCAAATTCAGTTACAAGCATATCGGCCAAGTTGATAACAGAATCAGCCAAAAGTTCCGAAGCTACGCGAGTTGCTACGGTGTACTTTTTAGCGTTTAGCGTTACTTGGCTTGCGGTTGCGTCGGCTGTAGAAATTTCGGTATTTTCGTCTAGCCACTGGCCCGCAATACCGCCAGTTCTTTTAGGCACTAGCAACGTATCCGAAGACATTGTAAAGCGTTGCATATCGCTATACAGTTCGTTTTGTTCTTCTACGTTGCGAATAAGTACGCTAGATAGTTCGTCGTCTACGAACGCTGCGCCTTTGGTGCTTGCGGCGCTACCCATAGCACGGGTAGAAACGTCGTTACGTTCGCACCATTCGCGGCTAGAGTCGTTACCCAAAACGTAACCGCTAATAAACTGCCCGCACCTATAAGCGGTTTCGGCGTCTTTAAAAGCGCGTAGTTGCTTGTGGTGGCGTACTGGTTTTACTGCGGCTACTTCTCTTTTTTCTACAACCTTTGGCGCGTCTAGTGCGCTGCAACGGTTTACAATCGCGTCTAATTTAGCGCGGGTTTCTAGTACCTTGGCTTCTGCGTCGGCGTTTGTTTCGAGTTCTTCGGCGCGCTTCATAAGTTCGCCTAGGTCTGCGTCGCGTTGTTCAATTACTGCGGCGTCTTCTGATTCTACCGCGCGTAGTGCGTCGATTTTGTCGGCTACTTGGCGCGATTCTTCTCTAATTTCGTCTAACTTAGACATATTGCTACATACTCCAAAGTTTTAAATTTAAAACCGTTGCCGGTACGTTTTAAAATAACAGGCGTTTACCGCGTTTTTGTGTCGCTTACACTTTCGCGGCGGTGTACTTCGGCCGCGGGTATTTCTATTTTTCGGCGTGCGTCACAACGCGCGCACCGTAGGTACTGAATTTGTACCGTACCGCTTCTAAAACTATTACGGCAACGCATTAGCGCGCCGCATGTTTTGCATAATCTGCTATACACGGCGTAACCAGTTGGCGACGTTGCCGGCCTTAGAAGCGAAAGGCGAAACGACCGGGCCGGCGGTGGCCGGTGCTTCGTCTACTTGTGGTTCGTTTTCTATGTTTAGGAAGTCTGCGGCCCGCATACGCACGGCGGCCGACGTAGAAGGGTAGGCCGGGTTTAAAACTATAGCTACATCTAGCAACGACGAAACGCGCCTAATGCGTCGGCGCGGTATGCCGTCTTCGTCGTTACGTTCGAAGGTTTCATCGTTAGGCGATACCGTAAACGCAAAACTAGAGCCTACAACGTCGCGCCGGCGTACGGCTTCTACAATCCGTTCGGCGCTCTTGGGCATTAAAACCGAATACCGTAGGCCGCGGTAATCTTCCCATACTTTTAAAGTTCCGCTACTGCGCCTACCTAACGGGTAATCTGCGTTATGGTTCCATAACGCTACCGGGTCGGTTTCAGGTTTTGCCAAAACGTCGGTAAACGCATTAGGCCGTATGGTTTCAATAAAACCGCCGGGCAATAGCACGCTATCAGAATCGAACATAGCGGCGTAACCTTGTATGCGTACGTCTCCGTTTTCTTCTCTTACTTCTACATCGCCAGTAAACCCCCGGCGTTCTACGTTATCTTCTGCCATTTCTTAACCCTCCTGCGGTGGATTGTCTGCGCCGTCTACTATTCGCTTTACGGTTGTGTAA